TTGCCGTTGAACCAATCCCCCGCACTCGGGCTTGCAAACCGCGAGCCGATCCGATATGGCGCAACGCTTGATGTTGTACTTGTGCTTATTGTTCCGTTAACTCGATTCCCGTTTACTGATATAAACGAATTAGCTCCATTATAGACAATTGCGACGGCCTGCCATCCAAAAATGGAGGTAACTGGAGAAACGAGCGAACCGCCGCTGCCATCACGCGAAGCCGTCAATCGTCCGGTCGTGTTTGTTATCTCTATCTGCCGTCTTGATAAAGCATTGTCCGCGCCCGTATCTAAGATGTTTTCGCCATTGACGCTCGGGTTTGCGCTCCTCAGCACCAGGAATAGGCTTTGGTTTGCGCCAGAAAAAAACACATCGCCGCTGTCCAGATTGTTCTGGCCCGTGCGCGAAAATTTGAGCGACGGCAGACCCGATGCAACACTAGGCGCATATGTCGGCCTGCGGGCATCCGTAGCCTGGACGAAACTGCCCGTCCGGCTAAACGCATCCTGGATGGACGACGCCTTGTCGCCGCTTTCCAGGGTCATACACTGTGGCAATGCAGCGTCAAAAACGAACGTAGTGCGGGCAGTGCCCAGTAGAGCAGGAGACCACAGGCGCCCCTGCAGCCGCGCCTCGTCCAGCGGTGACGTACCGCGTGACACTAGCTGACATCCTCGTTATATGGACGGACAAAAAGCTCATTCCCGCTGGCCGCAGTTGAAACACCCGCGTTGTTAACCACCTGCAAAATGCCTGAGAATGGATAGAGCCGCACCATTGGGAACGTCACAACCTTGGCCCCTGCGGTTGTTGTTAGCGCCGCCCTGTAGGTGTCAAAAGACCCGCCATTCAAGTCTGGCGTATCAGTTCCGTCCCCGCTGTAAACCCTCAGCGTAATTTCACCGCCTGTTGTCGGAGTAAGCGATCCCAGTTTGATTGTGACAGCGGCGTAAAGATCACGCGCCGTGCTGTTGTCATAGGTGATCGCCGTTCCGGCAGAGCCGTTTGCCAGCGAGTTGAATGTTGTACCGGCAAGGTTAGACGACCTTGTGCCTGGTGTTGCCCATTTTGCGACGGCCATCAGATGTTCCCCCTGGCAATGCCAACGTCGCGGGTTGTAACCTCACCCACTCCCTCCATATCAGCCCATGACTGATGTACGTCTGCAAGGCCCATCAGCGCATTGCGGGTGTCATTCGTTAGAATCCCGGCAACAACTAATCCATTAAGCAGCTCTGTCGTTGCGCTGTATATCATCGGTGCGCTGACAGGGATCGTCGCTGTTTGTGTGATTGTATCGCGCAGGACAATGCACGCAGCACGTAGCTGTTGGGGGACTGTGCTGTTTTCGGCAGCAAGAATTACTGCCCCCCATTCACCTGTGGCCAGCAGGATCTTCCTGGCTTCTTCAGTAGCCACATCGCTTCGTTTTGTTGGCAGGTTGCTGTCTGGCGCATTAAGCGCGGCGGCAACTTCAGACTCTGCGGCCCCGGCAAACTGCGTCACCTTTGCCGCGATTTTTTGTGCTCGCGTTGTCATCTTCAGGCACCGCCAGCGGTCAGATTGAATGATGTAATCGTCACTTGTTGGTTTATGGCAATCGAGGTGTTATCGATTGCCATATCGCTGCCGACCTGCACGTATGCCCACACGGCTGTCCCATCGGTGACGGAGCTGCCAGTGCCGGTCGGCCCGCCAGACGAAGCTGTCGTACCTGCCGTGGTGCAGCGGTAAAGATTTCCGCCGTTTGTGCGGTGCTCTCCAATGATGACTGATACCGAAGCAACCCAGGCCATGGACACAAGCCCTTGGATGTGACAAGTAGCGCCTTGATCAACGCTAAAATGGACTGCCTTGCCCTCGGCATCCGCCGCCAAATCCTGCCACGTACCAGATAGCGCTTTGGTGCCACCAGATGCCGCCGCCATCCAATCAGACGGGAGTATCTGTGTTACTAGCACCGTACCAGCCCTTGCCGCTGCGCAGTTGGCCGGGACGGATCCCGTGCGAATCGTCAGCGTCGGGGCCGTACCTGCTGTCGTTTCCATTGCGTCCAGCGCAGCGTTACGCACTGGTACCGAAAACTGAAAAGCCATGAAAGTCTCCTGTGTTCAGCGGCAAGGTCGCTGCCTTAGCTTTCCACCCACGCCTCATCTGCCACCGTGGCCGGATCATCGGCAGCAAACCGCCCACCCGTCACCCGTGCTCGCTTTCGCTTGGCGGAGCCGGTCAGCCCCGACTGGGATGCCGTCAATGGTTCGGCAGCGAGTTCCTGGGCTTGGGGCTCGGCTGCTGGTTGTTGTGGCTTTACGTTGTGGCCGTAGCCAATGGGGAAATTCATGGGGATAGATAGCAGAAAGGGCCCCGCAGGGCCCTAGGGGTCATCAACCGCTTAGCGGGTTACTCAGCTGGAACCAGGGCCACCGTGTTGGTGCCAACCGGCACAGCGGCGCCGTTGGTAACAGTTCCGGTCGCCGATGCTGAGGTGATGTTGGACTGGGTGGAGGTGTAGCTGAACGTGGTGGAGGTCACCTCTGTGATGGTGAAGGTGCCGTTCACCAGCGGGTTAGAGCAACCCACAGTGACAACCTCACCCACCAGCATGGTGTGAGCAGCCGCCAGGGTGATGGTCGCCTTGTTGCTGGCGAGCGCCACGTTGCTGATGGCCAGGTTGCCGGTGCCAGGGCGCACCCGGACCGCAGTCACCCGAACGTCACCAGTCAGCGAACCAGCGACCCGAACGGCATCACGGATCTGTTTGCCGCCGACAACGACTTCGTTGGGGTTGGATTGCCCAGTACCAATCGCAATCACGCCGATGTTGGCGTAGGCAGAGGCAGCGCTCAGGGCTGCGCCTTCGGCAACGTGAGCAGCCTGCAGGATGTAGCCGCCAGCGGAGTTGCTGGATTGGCCGAAGGCCACCAGCTTCCAGGTGTTCTGGGCTGCCAGGTTGGTGGTGAGCAACCGAGCGGCCCCGGTGCGGGTTTCGGCGGGACGGCCACGGGCACCGGCCTTGACTTCGCCGACCAATACGGTCATTGCATCCAGTAGATAGCCCCTTCGGGGGGCAAGTCCAGTTGCGCGTGCCATAACTCAGGAAATCAGGGGATAGATGAATGAATAGGGCAATGATCAGGCGGTCATCGCGGCATTGGTGATGCCGTAAGCACGGGCAGCACTGCGACCATTCATGATCGCAAGACCTACAGACCATTCGATCCGGGTGCGATCTACTGGGGCATCGGAGACTTCCCCGAATGCCTTTACGTCAACACCGTACCCACCAGCCGAATCAGGTCCTTGGATGCCAGTGACTTGCTGATCACCGTAGGCGACGCAATAAACACTGGTGGTGTTACTAGCCTCGGTAAAACCTTGGATGGGCACGTTTTGGGCGTTGGTGTCAGTGACGACAATGCGAGTGTCGCCATAAGTGGTGACGAGCTTGCCAAACTCGTCTCGCGTGGTAGTCAGGAATCCACCGATGGTGGAATTACGGCTAGCAGCAGTCAGGCGCCGACGCATCGACTTGCCCATGTGGACAACCTTGTTGTCGCCATCTACGGCGTCAATCAGCTCATCCAGCAAGCCCAGCGAAAATGCACCGTTGGCATTGAAGGCTTGAGAGCTGTCGGTGCCAATCCGCTTCCTGAGGCCATCGAAGCTGCGAGGATCAACCGACTCATCGCCGTTGAACATGTAATCCTCAAGCGTCAGCCGCATGGATCGCAGCTTCGCCTCGATTTGCTGAGCCCTTACCTGAGGGCCATTATTTTTGATGAGGTGCATGTCCACATCAATGTCGCCGCCAAACGGCTTGAGGCGTTCGTACTCAGGATTGAGGACGCCGTAGGTAGCCTCAAAGGTTTCGTTGATACCACGAAACCCAACACCGGGCAGCTCGGCTTCGGTCAGGTAGTCAATGCCACCTTGCACGTTGAGAAAGGGTACGAGGCGGATTACCTCGCTTTCGGCAAGGGCACGAATAACGGCCACCCGTTGATCATTGGTATCAACT